AGTATGGGCTGAAATCTATCGTGGTCTTACATCACAGTAGTGCGTTCCAAATTTTGGGACACACTGCACACCTGCTTTGGCGTTAATTCGGCATTGAAACCGAAGCAGGTTCTTGACGGATCTCAATGGAATTATATTGTTGCTGGAATTCCACGTGTCCGTCGCAAAGGGCTTTATACCTTGCCTCATGATAAAACAAGGTGGTATGAAACTCGTACTGTTAGTCATCAATTGTATAAACACTCATCATACCCTATTAAAACATTTTCTGCTAATGGGCATAATGAGCAAAGTTCATTAGCTTTTCGTGCTATGAAAACCACACCAACTATACATTTAGAAACGGTAATGGATTTTATACAATGGTCAAAAAGAAATTATCGTCATTTGTTTCCTGGTTTTAGAAAACAACGAGGGGACACACTTGAGGCGTATATTAAAAATTCAAATGCAAGTCCAAGTGTTAAACGCGCTATTGAGCGTGCTGGTGTTAGGTTGCACGATGAAGGTGTTACTAAACATTCTAAATTGTCACGGTCTGATCTGTACAAAATTACACGTCGCAAAGCTTTTATTAAGGTAGAAAACAATGCTTATTGTACACCAATGGGTATTAAGCATAAGGCACCACGGATGATTCAAGGTGCACAACCTGAGTTTACTGCACTAGTTGGACCAATGTTTATGGCCATACAACGTGAAATTAAAAGGGTTTGGGGAAATAAACATTTTATTTGGTTCACTAGTGGTGCATCGTCTCAACAAACTGCAATGAAAATAGTAGATAAATATAATTGTGGTTGGAAGTTGTTTGAGAATGATGTTGGTTCTTGGGATGCGAGTATTTGTAAAGAAATATGTGAGTTTGAAGTGTGGTTAGCAAATAAGATGGGAGCAACTCGTGCTGTGATAGATCTTATGAAAGCTAACATTGATACACATGGATATACAAATCATGGAATTAAATACTCAATATGTGGAACACGTAAGTCGGGTGACCCATATACAAGTTGCTTTAATAGTGTTATTAATGGTTTGTTGCACTGTTATGCAATTTGTATTTCTACTGGTTTGCATGTTACGCAGTTAAAGGATAATGTGTTCATGCTTGTTCAAGGCGATGATAATTGTATGGTATTGAACAATAGAATAAGTCCTGATTGGAATATAATTGTGAATTGTGGATTCGAATGTGAAAATTTGTATCGGCAATATTTAAGACAAGTTGAATTTTGTTCTAGTCGTATCTACAAAATAACGGGTGGGTATAGTTTTGGACCCAAATTGGGTAAGATGTTGAACAAGTTGTGTTGTTTCAACTGTGTCCCATATAATATACATCCGAAATGTATTGTAGCGGGGATACGAATTGGGTTATTTTCTTATTCATTTGTTCCTCTTGTTAAGGAGATACAAGAGATGTTGTATAGATATTGTGGTGAGAGTGAAGCATACTATTTAGGTCAAAAAGAAGATTGGAAAATGCATTATCCAAATTTTTCAGGTGAAGCTGAAGTGAATTATGATTTTCTGGAAACCTATGGTATGGACCACTATATTTATAGTATTGTATCAAAAAATATATGTGATACACAACCAGGC